TGGAGAAACATCATGGCTGTTCAAAACAATAATATTCTTACAGATGACGTAATTGCTAAAAAAGCATTGGTCCTGCTAAAGAACAATATGGTAGCTGCACGTTTAGTGTATCGCGACTATGAAAAAACATTTGGTAAAGTGGGCGCTACTATTCGCTTAAAGCTTCCATTCCGTACTAAGTCTGCATCCGGTCGAACATTGGTTAAGCAACCATTAGTCGATCAGACCATTCCATTCAAGATTAACCGCCAAGAGCATGTTGGTCTTGAATATACGGTTAAAGACAAGACGCTTGATATTGAGCAGTTCGCAGAACGTTACTTGAAGTCTGGCATGATTCAAATGGCTAACGTTGTTGACCGTTCAATCTTGCTTACGCTAAAGAATGCCTTCCATACTTCGGGTACTCCTGGCGTTCGTACTGGTGCGTTTATCGATTTCGCTAACGCTGCAGCAAAGCAAACAACTTACGCTGTACCTGATGACGGTATGCGCCGAGCTGTTATTGATCCGTTCACTTGTGCTTCACTATCTGACGAAGTAACCAAGCTGTTTAAAGAAAGCATGGTTGAAGCAGCATATAAGAAAGGTTACAAAGGTCCAGTTTCTAACTATGAAACTTATGAATCTCAAAACCTTCCTAAGCACACAGTCGGTGATCATGGCGGTACTCCGCTAATGGCTGCAGTTGGTACTAACTCAGATACAATTGTTACTGATGGTTGGGACGTTTCAACAGTTGGACTATTGCTGGTTGGTGACGTGTTCACTATTGCCGGTGTATATGGCGTTAACCCGCAGTCATACGAAACAACTGGTATCTTGCAAGAGTTCGTTGTTCAAGCTGACGTTGACTCTGACGCTGGCGGTTTGGCCACGATCACGTTCTCGCCTTCAATGAATGACGGTACGCTTACGCAGTTAAACGATGACGGCGACACTGTTAGTCTTGGTGCTTACCAGAACATTACAGCTTTACCGGCTGATGGTGCTCCGCTTACTGTTCTTGGCGTTGCTAATACTTCATACGAGCAAAACTACTTGTTCCACCGTGACGCGATTGCCGTTTGTGTAACTAACTTAGAGCTTCCAAAGTCTGGAGTAGTTAACGAGCGTGTGTATGACCCTGAATCTGGTCTATCTATTTTGCTTACTCAAGCTTACGATATTAACGAAGTGTCAGAAGTGACACGTATTGATATTGTTTGGGGTGCTCAGTTGATTTATCCAGAACTAGCATTACGTTTGTGGGGTGCTGCAACAGGTTAACCGCTAAGTTCCAAAGATAAAGCCCGGTATGTCCGGGCTTTTTGGGTGAAAGCTTTCAACAACTAATCAGGTAACCGATATGAAAAAGAAGCAAATTGAAAAAGTAATCAACCCTAAAGTAAGTATTTACCTATTTCACAAGGATAAGCCACAAGGCGAGATCTTTAAGTTTATCGGTGGTCGTAACTCTGAAGAGTACGAAGCCATGCTAGAAAAAGGTTGGGTTATTACTCCTGCCAAGTTGAATCTCCCTAAAAAGAATGCTGTAGGTATCACAGTTGAACAAGCTGAAAACGCTGATCCTACCCACTTGAAGATCATGCTTGAGAAAATTGGCTTTATCGTTATGACTCCTGATCAGATGAAAGCTGAAGTAAATAAGCTGGTCGATGTGCTTCTTGATATTAAAGACTTCACTGATGAAGCGTTGATTGCTGAAGCTGAGCGCCGTGGTTTGAAAGAAGGCGGTGAGCCTGGTGAAGTAATTGCAGAGTTAGACGGCACTGAAGAAATGATTAACACTTCAGCCATTGATGATGATGAAGATCTTAAAGCTAAGTTCATCAAAGACGCTAAGTCGCTAACCAAAGAAGAGCACATTATTCTTGGCAAGCAGTTAGGCGTTAAGCTCCGCATTAACTTTGGTGAAGACACTTGTATCGAAAAAATCACTGAAGCCTTAAAAGCTGAAGAAACTGAATAAGGCGTAATGTCATGGCTCAAACAGTAGGAGATTTAATAAGATCGTCAATGAGAAAAATTGGCGTTCTTGGTGCTGGTGAGCCATTGCCAGCAGACGAAGGTGATGACGCTAAGCAAGAGTTTACTCAAATGGTAGACGCTTGGTCCCTTGAGTCGTTGCTTATCCCGGTTGTAAGTGTTGTCACTAAACAATTAGTAGTTGGTACGTCTGAATACACTATTGGTATTTATCCAGGCGTAACAATCCCCGATAATCACATTGAAACCGCTAGACCTGAAAAGATACTAGCCGCTTTTATTCGTGACGGCTTTAGCACTGACTACCCACAAGAAGTAATTGACGTTACAACGTTCTCACGAATAAGCCGTAAAACTAACAGTTCAAGGCCTTCACGCTTTTATAATCGTAAAGGCTGGCCAATGAATACCATTCTATTTGAATCGCTTCCTTACGCCGATGAAACGCTTCATCTTGAAGTTGTGCAGCCGTTAAGCGGTTACCTATCCACTGCTAACCTAACTGACGTTGTTAACCTTCCCCCAGGTTACGAGCAGGTTTTAATTTATAACTTGGCGATCGTGCTTGCTGACGAATGGGGTAAAGATATTTCAAACGCGATTGCCACTATTGCCATGCAAGGTAAAAGCAGAATTAAACGCGCTAACTTTAGAAATTTGTTTCTTGGTATTTATCGAGCCCTTGTTAATAACCATCGTGCTAAGGGTACATACATCATTGACCAGGGGCCTTAATAATGACTCAAAGACAAATACCCCTAGTAGCTAGTACCGCTGAAGGTGATATTGCCGGCAGTGAAGAGCTTGTTAACGTATTCCCTGAAAAATCAACAGGTGGTAAGTACCCATTTGTTTTAAAGGGATCGCCGGGGTTGGCGTTCTTCGCTGAGCTTCCAACGTTCCCAGTTATTGGCCTTCATTACAATAAGGGTCGGGCGTTCGCTGTTACTCCTTCTAAAATGTACGAAGTATTTAATAACGGGACGTTTATAGAGCTTGGTGATGTAAGTCTTAATGGAAGGGCTTCAATGGAGGACAATGGCCGTCAAGTTGTAGTTGTTGATGGTTTCAAAGGGTTTTACTGGGATGCAACAACAAACCTAGTTGAAGAGATAACAGCCGAAGGTTTCTACCCTTCAAATACAGTGACCTATCAAGATGGTTATTTTATATTTAACCGAAAAGATACCGGTCAGTTTTTTCTGTCTAACTTGCTAGATGTTTCCTTTGATCCTCTTGACTTCGCCTCTGCCGAAGGTCAACCAGATAACCTAGTCGCCGTACTTAGTGATCACCGAGAAGTATTCATGTTTGGAACAGAGACTATTGAGGTTTGGTATAACTCTGGTGCCGCTGACTTTCCACTAGAAAGAAACCAGGGCGCATTTATTGAGAAAGGGTGCGCCGCTAGATATTCAATAGCAAAACAAAATAACACTATTTACTTTGTTGGTTCTGACTTGATGGTCTATCAAATGGCAGGGTATACGCCGGTAAGGGTTAGTTCTCACGCTGTAGAAGAGGATCTAATAGACGTTAATCTTGATGATGCTTTTGCTTATACTTATCAGGAAAATGGCCACCTGTTTTACCAGTTGAATATTCCGGCATTAGAAAAGACCTGGTGCTATGATATTTCAACAGGAGCTTGGCACATTAGGCGAGATTATCAATTCGGTAGGCACCGATCTGAGTGTTCAATGTTCTTCGATAAAAAAACGTTAGTCGGAGATTTTCAGTCAGGCAGAATTTACCAGATGACTAGCAAGTATCTTAGTGATGACGGTGAGCCACTAATAAGAGAGTTTATTTTACCAACCATAAACAATGGTAGAGAATTTCTTACTATCAACAGTTTTGAGTTGGATATGACAACCGGTATAACTGGCAACGGCGAACCTATAGGGGTCCTTGAGTATTCTAAAGACGGCGGTAAAACTTGGAGTAATCAAAAGTTTTCTAACCTTGGGAAGATAGGCGAATACTTAAAAAGAGTTAAGTGGAACAGACTAGGAGCAGCAAGGCAGTTTGTTATTAAATGCACAATAAGCCAACCATTCGTTATTGATATTGGTGGGGCGTGGGTAGAGGTCAAATAAATGGCTCAAAACTTAGTATCTCAACCGCCATTAAATACGCCTATTGTTGACTCAAGCGGGTTAGCTTCAAGGTCTTTTGCTATTTGGATGCGTGATATATACAGGCGTACAGCATACAAAGGCGGTAATGCAATTGATGACAACAAAGCTGAGACTGATGAAGAGCTTATTGGTATTAACGGCACGCTTGAAGAAACTATCGTTCAAGTAAACATTAACATTGAAGGTATATCGGTAAACGCTGAGAATATTGATTTCAACGGTTTAGCAATACAGGCAAACGCTGAAAATCTAGTTACTCACGAAGAACTTGAAGAGGCCCACGGTTCAAACGGTGTGATAGTTGGCTTTAATGATCTGGCAGATGAAACCACGCAAGGCCTTGTTAAGCGTATGACGTTACTTGCTAATGCTGTTCAGTCAACTATTGAAGTGGTTATTGCTGATGCAGCAGCCGCGCCGGTGGCTTATTCACAAGCGCACTCTCAATCACTAGTAGACCTATCTAATGCCAACAAAGCCGCAGTTAATGCGTTAGTTACCGACTTAAACAACGCTATAATCGTATTAAACGATCTAATAGCCAAGAGTAAAGCCTCCGGGCAAATGTCTACATAAGGTGAACATGAAAGAATCAAGCTGTTTGGACATTGTTGAAACCATAAAAAATTATGACAACCT